AGGGCGGGTTTGATATTCTCGGCGATAGCAAGCTGTAGGCCGAGCCATGCTAGATCGAGCTCACGTTGCGCGGCCATGGCATCGTCATAGTTCTTGAGCTGCTTGTCACCCCAGACGAGCCCCATCGACTCGATCTTCTTATTGAGGTCGTTGATCGTCTCTTCTGACTGACTCAGCCATCCGGTCAACGCGCCACCGCCGCGGCCGAACATCTTGAGCGTGATGGCCGTCTTGGCGGTCGCGTCGCCCATCTGCGAGATGGCGTCACGCACCTTGAACAGAATGTCATCGGCATTGAGCGTCCGCAGGTCGGACAGGCTGATGCCGAGGCGCTCGAATGAAGCGATGGCCGTCTTGTTGCCCATGCGCGCGGCGTCGATGTTGCGCGACAGGAACTTGATCCCGGTAGCGCCCGTCTCAGCGTCGACGCCGTAGCGTCGCCACTGAGCGGCGAGACGCGAGGCGCCGGCAGCCTGCATCCCGGTCATGCGCGTGATCGTCTTTACGCCCTTGCCGTAAGTCTCATAGGTCTTCACGGACTTGCCGACCACGGCGGCGAGCGCTGTCCCGGCGCCGAGAGCCATGTTCGCGCCCTTGTCGAGCCGTTTGCCCCAGCGGTCGGCGTCCTGGCCAGTGGCGCGCATCTCATCGCGCGTCTTCTTGAGCGCACTCACGGCGCCGGTGGCATCGCCACGCACGCGGACCAGAAGATCGTAGGCGTTAGCCATCAGGTCACCCTCGCTCCCAGCCTGCGAGCGAGCTCAAGGAACGCCTCTCGCCCGGTCTTGCGCTCAGGCTCACGACGCATCGTGTCGGGCATGAAGTCATCGAAGGTAACGGGCTTCGACTTCGCCCCGCGGTGCGCGTTGACGAGGATCGCTGCGAGCATAGCGGCCCGCACGTACTCGCCCCGCTCTCCGAACGGCTCCATGCGCTCATAGAGCATCCACTCCGTCAGCTCCTCACTCGTCGTCCGCCTGAGCAGTTCGCTTACCGTACATCCCAGTGCCAGAGCGAGCCGGTGGTAGAAGCGCCGCTCCGGCCGTTTCAGTTTCCCGCCAGCCGCTCCGCGTCGCTCGGGAGCAGGCCGGCCAGGCTGGCCCCGACATCGTAGAGCCGGTCCAGCACGCTCGCGCTCTTGCCGGACAGCAGTTCCACGTCGTCATCAGAGAACAGTCGTTTCCCGTCCGCATCGCACAGGATGCGGACCAGGAACTTGGCGTGGAAGTTGCGCGGGTCGACGCCGCTGGACGGGTCGGAGCGGTCTCGCAGGATAGAGCTCTCGAATGAGTCACGCTCCTCTCCCGTCATCGCCTTGAGCCGGACCGTGCAGCCCCACTCAGGCACATGCACGTCCTCATGCCGCAGATCGTCAGCGGCCAGGATGAGGTCGCGCGTGCCCTGCTTCTTGGCTGCCATCAGGAGCCGCTCCCGGTAACCGTCATGAGCACGTCTCCGGTGACGCGCAAAGTCACCTCGGCCGTGACCGCCGCATCGATGGGGAAGTCCATCGTCGGCTGCGTCTTGACCAGGGCCGCGAAGGCGAGCGTCATGGTCGGCGTGGTCGGGTCGTCCTTGATCTGGAAGTTGGTGGGCTCGTCGTCCTCGGCCGCGTCCCAGAGCGCCTTGTGGATGGCATTGCCGGGGATCCAGTTGATCGGGAACGTGCAGTCGCCGTAGTCCTTGAGCCCCATCAGGTACTCTTTGGCGGTCGAATCGTGCGAGGTCACGTCGATCTCTTCGCGCTCTCCTGACGGGCTCGTGATGTCGCCCACCTCGGGCACGAGCTGGAACGTCTCGGGCGTCGACCCGTTGCCCATGTAGAGGCTGAACGGATGGCTGCGGATTGCCTGAGTCTGGGTCATGTCGCTCTCCTTAGTCTGTGCTTGTGGTCCAGAACAGCGCGTCGATGATGACGCGGTGCAGGCTGGTCTCCGGGTCGGGCAGGTCGTTCTCACTCTCCACCGTGAAGCTGGCCGCGCGCACGGCGGTCTTGACCGCATCGGCCACCGCATGCGCGAGCGCATAGGCCGAGTCCTCGCCGTCAGGCTCGGCCCAGCAATCGATCTGGACCCGCGGACGCTCCCAGCCGGCCAGCCCGTCGTGTGACACCGGCGCGTCACCGAGCGAGACCTGCCGGTAGACGATGCAGGGGAACAGCGCCGCGATGGAGTTCGGCTCCGACTGCGGCAGGCGGCCGGGATAGATGCGTCCGTCGACCATCGACAGGAGCGCGGCGTCGGCGCACAGTGCGTCGTATGCCTGCTGTACGGCACTCACCACTTGCCCCCAGCGATCTCGCGGCGCACGATCTCGGACACCTGCGAGCGCGTCGCATCGGCGGCCGGCACCAGATAGGGCTGCGCGGGCGTGTTCACCGTGCCGAACTCGACATAAGCGCCGTAGTCGACGTGCGGCCCCACGTCGGCGCCCATCGGGATCGGGTCGACGCTGATCGAGCCACGCAGCGCCCCAGTGTCGACCGGCGCGCGCAGCTTGGCCTCGCGCTCGATGATGTGAGCCCCCTTGACGCAGGCCCTCCCAACGACCTTCGGATAGGCTGCGATCGTGCCGCTGATATCGGCCATTGCCTTGTCTGCGCCCAGTATCTTGAAGTCGAGTCCGCTCATGCCCCGACCTCGGAGAGCTCCAGCATCAGATACGCGGCCGTCTCGCGCGGCTCGCCCATGATGGCAAACTCGCGCGGACGCACGAGCGTCTTGCCGAACCGCTCCAGCACGCGGAAGCGGTCGCGCTGCGTCACGTCCGTGCCGAGCGGCAGGCGGGCGCGACCGACCATGACCGAGTAGGTCGGGTCGAGAGTGGCACGCTCCGTCGCGCTCAGGAAACTGAACATGCAGGGGATGCGCTCGCCGGCGACGTAGGACTCCACAGGAGCCCCGTAGGAGTCCTCTGTCGTCTCGCAGCGCATCACTTGGCCTATGTCCCTCATCTCGCTCTCATAGGCCCGCTGAGCGGCTGTGAGTGCGTCAGGACGCAGGCGCATCGCTCTCGTCCAGTCCCGGCGGCGGCGAGGTCGCGATGCGCACCGGCGAGGCGTGCGACCGTGCCCGCCAGCGCCGCGCTTCCGCCCTGGCGTGCTGGTATGCCTGCGAGCGCGCCAGTGATGCGCCGTCCACGTTGGCATCGACCTCCTCGATCAACCCGGCTGCCTTCTCATCCCACACGTCGGCAGCCGCGGCGGCGAAGTCGTAAGTGTCCGCCCACGTCTCATCGCCGGGGTCGCGTCCATCCGCGTCACGTAGCGGATGCGCCTCGATGTAGTCGGCCAGCGCGCGGTCATCGTAGGTGTCCGCGGTCGGCTCTGCAGTCATGCGCCGCAGACGCGCTATCTGCTCGTCAGTCGCGCTCATCGGCACCTCGGCACGGTCAAGCTCACGCCCGGCTGCGTGCCGGACGCTCGCGATGATTACGCCCTCAGTCTGACGTGGATGAGCGGCGTGGTCGTTACCGACTTGAGGTGCGACGCAGGACGGCGAGCGTGGCGACGATCTTGTCGATGCGCCAGCCGTAGGCATCGCAGAAGCTGTCGACGGCCTCAGCCACTCCAGGCGTGAACTGCATGCCGTAATCGTGCACGGCCATGACATCAGTGAACGGGGCGAAGCCCTCCAGGTCAGCGAGACATTCGTCCAGGTCATGGCCTCCGTCGACGAAGACCAGCGCGAGCGGGAGCATCCACGAACGCACCACCGCCTGCGAGTCGCCCTCGATGATGCAGACGTTGGTCGCGCCCGCAGCGGAAAGATTGCCGGCAAGACGGCTCGCGCTGGCCGGCATCTCCGGGATCGGTGACCAGAGGAAGGCGTCTATCGCGTAGATGGTCGACCGCGGCGCGGCCAGCGCCAGCGTGGCGGTCGATGCCCCATAGCACGAGCCGATTTCGAGTATCCGCTCACCGTCGGCATCAGCGGCGAGGCGCGCCAGCTCGGCCAGTTCATCCGGCTGTACGTAGGACGGGATGCCATGCACCGTGAAGCGCGCATCCTGGTTGAAGTCAAGACAGGCCATCGATGTCGCTCCCCAGTCTCCATAGCCCCAGATAGCCGGGGTTGAACGGCGCGTTCGGGTCGAGTTCGTCCTCGGGAAGCAGGAGCCAGGGCCACGGAAGGCAGAACGGCTCCGCTTGCAGGTTCATCCGCCGCCAGCCGCCGGTGGCGATGTCGACGTTGGGGAAGTGCCACGGGTAGGTCGTGGCCAGCAGCCAGCTCGCCCCACAGGCACGGAAGTTGTCGAGCGCGTTCTGCGCGTCGGTGAGCGTCAGGTGAAAGAGTACCGTCCGGCAGATGATGAGGTCACAGGGCGGCAGGATGTCGAGCGTGATGTCGAGGCAATCGAAGCGCCGCCCGTCGCCGGCGTGCTCGCGTTCCAGCGTGGCGACGAGTTCGGGCACGATGTCGACGCCGACGTACTCTACCTGAGCCTCGACGTGCTGCATCCAGTTGAGATCCCCGCAGCCTGCATCGAGCACGCTCTTGGCCCCGAGCACATCGAAGAGCCACGGCAGGCGTTCGCGCACCGACTGCGTGCGCCCCATCTCCGACCCTACGCCAGAGCGCGTCTCCGCGCTGGCCCAGTGGTTCTCGCGGTAGATGCGAGAGAACACGTCAGCCTTGTTCATGATGCTCCATCCACTCGCGACGTGCCGCGCCCGTACCAGTGGAAGACGGCCTCGGCCTGGTTTGCGTGCGGCGCGTTCCATCCCACCGGCAGGACCATCAGTCGCACCGGGTTGTTGTAGACAGCGCGCATGAGCGCGAGCTGCTCATCCCATTGTGCGAATCGCAGCCATTCGTCGGCCCACGCGGCGAAGACGCGGCGCATCGCCTCCCCCTGGCGCCAGAAGATCACGCCGCTATTCCAGTAGGGGAGCGCCAGCGTGCCCCACCTGTGCTCCGTCCAGCGCGCCTCACGACGGCTGTGATACCACCCGGCGCGCGGCTTGTTGTAGAGCTGACTGGCGAGCTGCGACGGATGCTCGGCGATGCACATGTCATAGCGGTCGAGCGCATCGAACGCATCGTCAAGCGGCCCGACCACTTTGCAGTCTGTGTCGAGATACAGCACCTTGTCGGCCTCGACGTACTCGTGCAGGAACGGTTTGACGCGCCCCGCCCTGAACTGGAAGTTGTGTCCGCCCGCCTCATCGAATGGCGAGTCTCCCTTCCACGCCTTCCACTCGCAGCCCGGCACCGGCTTGTCGCCCACGCAGACGAGCGGATACGGCGTCGACTCGGACAGCTTGGCGGCTTCGGCGCGCGCCTTCTCACCGAACGCCATGCAGACTATGGCGCGGCTCACTCGCGTACCTCGAGCGCGAACGACAGGTCGAGCAGCCACGTCTTCGCGTCCTGCGGCTTCAGGCCGGCACGCGCGAAGTAGGCGCGTTCGTCATACTTGAGCATGCGCGGCGCGGTGGCGGCCTTGTACGGATACGGCACATGCGCGGCCACGCAATCCCACCCGGCCAGGAGCGCACGGAAGGCAGGCTCGAGCGATCCGGTCAAGCGCACGCCAGGACCGAGGTGAGCGATGTACTCCGCCTCTCTGACGTCGAGCGCCGCCTCGCCGTGCCATAGGAGCACGTCGGCGATGGTCGCCTTGTCGACGGTCGCAACCGCGCAACCGGGCGGGAGCGGCTCGGGGCGCAGGGGCGGCAGCGCTTCGCCGGCGACAAGCTCGGGCAGGTGCGCGATGACGTGCGCGGCACGTTCGGCAGACTCGCCCATGTAGGGGAAGACGGACAGACTGTAATCCTCCCTGCGCTCGCGCATCTCCTTGGGCTCGTCTATAGCCGCGCGGATGGCATCGGCGAGCTCTTCCGGCTCATCGCAGGATGGGCCGATGTCGGAGCAGTCCCAGAAACGCAGACCGTGGTCGACGCCGCGCCGATACCAGGGTGCGTTCAGGACGACCACGGGTCCGGCCAGTGCAGCGAACTCATATAGCGTCGAGCTGGCATCGTTCACGTACACGTCGGCGCGACGGCAGACCTCGTCGAACGATTCGATATATTCGAGCCCGAGCTTGTCGGCCAGCTCGCGCGAGCGTCCTGCGATGCGCGGGTGACCGTGCATGACGAGATTGAACTGGCGCGCGATCTCGGGCAGCACGCCCTCGTAATGCGACATCGCAGAACGCGTCTCAGGCGCGACCAGACAGTCCCAGTGGAACGAGACGCAGACGACCGGCCCACTCTTGGCGCGCCTCGTCCGCTTAGCCTTGCTCATGCCGTCCAGCTTGGGACAGCCCACGACGTGCGAGCGTGCGTCGTGGAAGGTCCGCAGATTACGGCGCTGAGTCCAATCGTTGACCTCACAGAACAGCGAGACGAAACGCCGGTCATGCGAGCCGCCAGCGTAGGACGGATGCACGTTCGAGAAGCTGAACCCGGCGCCATGTTCGAACATGATGAGGTGACGCTGCGACTTGGTGCAGCGGCTCATATCGGCATAGGCGGACGTGACGATCGGCCCGTCGCCGGCGGCGAGTTCAGACAACGGTGCGGGTTTCACGCCGCGGCTACGTGCGTGCGACGCGAGCTCGTCAGGGACACAGAAGAGCCCCCGCTGGTCCAGTGCGGACCAGACGGGGGCGATGTGGTCGATGTAGTGCGCTCGCGTCGCGAAGAAGTCGACCGGCAGGCCCGCCGACTGGGGCGAGCCTGCCGGACTCCAGCGTGGCGGCCGTCGCACTTGGCGCGGCCTCGACTCAGCTACCGCTGCCGGACGAAGGCAGGAGCACGCCGATCGGGAAGTGGTCGGCGCCGGTCTTCGTCTCCAGCATGTTCGCCGGACGCGGAGAGGCCCAGCCGAGACGCATGACGGCGCGCAGCGCGACCATGTCCTGCTCGGCCAGGTTGTACAGCACGCTGCCCTGACCGTCGGTCAGCGTCGCCTCGGAGAGCACCTTGTAGGTGATGTCCTGCCGGATGGCATAGACGAGCTGCTTGAAGTCGCCGGCCAGCATGAGCGCCACATCAGACGGCAGCGCGCCAGTGGTCGAGAACGAGATCGGCACACCGTCGATCATGTAGACGGTCGCGCCTTGCACGCCCTCGCGCTTGAAGATCGGCTGTCCGTTGTCGTCACGCAGGCCGCGGAGGTTGCTCTTGAGCGGCACCGCGCCCATGGCTGCACTGACGATGTAGCCGTCGGACTCCACCTTGGCGAAGACGCCGTTCTCGCTGAGGATGTCATCGTAGATGTCCTCCCCGGCGCCGAGTGTGACCGCGTTGCCGGAGTTGATCGCCTGTGTGACGAGGCCATCCGGCCAACTGTCAGGCTTGTTCGTGCCGCGTGCGATGGCTGCGTCGATGGCATAGCCGAACGCCTCCACGAGGGACGGCTTGATCTGACCCCAGATGTCGTAGGAGGCGTCGTCGACGAACTCCTCAGGGATCGGGATGATGACGGCCAGTTCCTCGGCGGTGATGTATTCGTTGTCCCACGCGACCCGTGACGTCGGCTTGGTGCCGGGGGCGCTGGTGTTCTTGGCGCCGCTCACGAATGAGGCGTTCGGCAGGGCGGTGATCACGCGGATCTTGGTCTGCTTGGCGCTCATGTCGGGCAGCCGCTTCATCAGCGGCAGGAACTGCGAGCCATCGCTCACGATGTTGGTGATGATGTCTGCGCTCACCTCTTGGTCGATGAGGGCGGCGGCATCGTTGGCAGTGATGAAAGCCATGTCCTTGTACTCCTCTTCTCAGACCACGGTGCGACCCGCGGCCTCGCGGATGTGCCTGTTGATAGCATCCGACGCTGACGCCGCCGGCCCGCCTCCCGCGGAGCCTTGCGTGGCGCGTACGTCGGCCACATGCGGGCGCGCGAAGAGCTCAGGGAACTTGCTCTTCACGGCTTCGATGTCCGGCTTGCCGCGCTTGTCGAAGGCGTCGATCTCGCGGGCCGCGAGATAGGCCAGCCGCAGGTTGGTACAGCCTGCGGAGTGCGCAGCTTCGTAGAAGTCGCCGCGACGCGACTCCTCTTCAGCCCGTGTCGCCAGCGCGTCGAGTTCGGCCTTCGCCTCGCCGGTCGCCTTGCCGGCCGCGTCTCGCAGCTCTGCGGCAAGGTCAGCGTTCCGTTGCCGTTCGCTCTTCAGCGCCGACTTGAGGCCCGCGGTGTGCTGCTCATAGAGCGACTGCACATCCTCGGGCTGGCCGGCGAGCCAAGCGGTGAAGTCGGCCGGCGGCGTCTTGCCGTCGTCCTTGCCTTCCGCGTTCGGCTCCTGGGTTGTCTTATCGTCAGGCATCCCGCCTCACCTCGTTGTCGGCGGCGTCTCGCCGCGTTTGGATATGAGTCTGCACGCGGCCGGGCGTGCGCTCGTTACCAGATGTTCAAGCGCCGACCAGGTCGCCCACATTGGCCGGCACGACCGCGCCTCCCCATATTGGGTCGTCAACGCGCGTCCACATGTCAGACCACGAGGCAGCGCCGGAGTCATAGAGCTCCAAGCGACCCGGCCCCATGATCTGCTCCTGCGTGGCTTCGTCCTGCTGGTTGAACCAGTCTTCGCCGCGGGATTGGAAGGGCTCCTGTTCTGGTAGTATGGGAGCGGCGGTGCATCGGCAGTTGTGCACGACGATGCCGTCGGCGAGATACCAACCATCCGGAGTCTGGAGGTCATACACATGTCCCGTATGGCGAGTGATCGTGAGGTCGACGACGCGGTCAAGATGTACGTCGAGGGAACTAGCCTCGACAACGCCGCCCGCGCCTGTCATGTGAGTTACAAGCGCCTCGCGGATGTCCTCGACGCTCGGGGCGTGCGCCGCACCCCTGCCGAGTCCAAGACCATCTGCGCGGAGCGCACCGCCGCGGCAGCTCGCGCGCGCCTGCCTCTGCCCCTTGACGAGCTGGCCGCGCGGTACGTGGGCGGCGAGCCTGAGAAGTCCCTCGCTGGTCGATACGGAGTGTCCCGCAGTGTGATAGCCGCTCGTCTGCGTGCGCTCGGCATTACGCGGCGTGGTCGCAGTGAGGCTAACGTCCTGCGCATGGCGGCGATGGGCGCAGAGGGACGCCGCCGCGTCACTCAGGCGGCGCATGACGCTGTGCGCGGCAAGCCATTGACAGACAGGCATCTCGCCAGCCGCGCTCGCGGCAAGCAGCGGAACGGGAGCCACGCGACCGAGCCCGAGCGATGGGTAGCTGCTCGCCTTGCCGAACGTGGCTTCGCTGTGACGCTTCAGAAGGCGATCGGACCATACAATGTCGACCTTGCCATTGAGGGAGCGTCCATCGCCGTGGAACTGTTCGGGGGAGGATGGCACGCTTACGGAGCGCACGCCGCCCGTCATCGCGAGCGCTGCGAATACATCCTCAACCACGGCTGGCATGTCGTCATCGTCTGGAGCAAGGCATCGCGCCACCCGCTCAAGGGGACCGGAACTGACAAGCTCGTCACCCTGCTTGAGCGACTGAGCGGCGACCCATCCGCGCCGCGTGAGTACCATATGCTGCGGGGTGACGGTAATCCTGCGCCCAAGACGCGTTCGTATCTCAACTGCCGGCCCTTCGTACCGGGCTCTGGTAGCGGCAAGCACGCTGGTCGCGAGCACATCCGTACCAGGTAGCAGGCATGCAGGATGATCGTCAAATGTCTGCTCCGTCTCGAAGACCTCGCCGTCGGCGGCAAGGCAGCCGATACACGCCCTGTCGTCGAGCGACGCGATTCTCTGGTATCTCGTCACGCCGGCGGCGATGTACTGCGCCTGTGATGCGGTCCTGAAGCTGCGCAGCTCTTCTGTGCGAGCGACCAGGAAGGCGCGGTCAAGGCCGATAGACGACGCGTTTCGCATGTTGCGCGCCGTTACTTTCGGGTTCAGCCCCAGCGCGACGCCCTTGACGAGCTCGCCGCCGATAGCGTCGACCGTCGCCGGGTAGGCCTCGGCGAGCAGCGCCGACAGCGGAGACCCGTCGCCGGCGTACCCGACCATCGCCATGACGGCGTCCGCGCCGAGAGCGTCGAACGTGCCCGTGATGCCGGCCGCGCGCAGCAGCTCCTGCGCCTGCACGACCCCCATCTGTGCAAGCTCAGCCTGTCGCGCGCCGATAGCGTCGAGCGTCCACGAGTTGAACCCGGCCAGCTCGCGCAGCAAGGCCGCGTCAAGCTCACGCCAGCGCTCGAGCCGGTAGATGCGCCCGATGGGGATGTCCTTGCCCTGGGCGGCCATGCGCGTGACCTGCTCGGCAAGGACAGTGATCTTGTCCGCCAGCGCGCGCTCGACGCTGAGATAGCGCCGTGCCATCTCGAGCTGGTGCGCGCGCTCCCCGGCCAGCAGTCCGGCCTTGAAGCGCTGCGCGACCTTGACGACGGCAGGAGCCGCCACGGCGTCAGCCCACGGCCGGGATGTCGCGCACGACGACGAGCGTGCCGGTGGCGAGCGTGATGATGTCGCCGTCGGCCTGCGTCGCTTCGAGCTCGTAGAGCTGCCGCGTGATCGACAGCGCGCTCGTCTGTTCGTGCGTGAGCGAGAACATGACCAGATAGCCCGCCGGAGTGGTCGACACGCTGGCCGCGCTCCATGTCACTTGCGGCGACTTGAAGCGGACCACGCACCCGGCCTCGTCAAGATGCAGCGCGTGCGTCTCGTCTGCGACCGTGAAGAGCAGGCCGCGACCGTCGGCTGGGTCGTAATCGTCGCCGGCGTGCAGCGTGACCGTGCCGGACTCAGCGACCGGGCTGGTGACGACGACGCTGCCGGCGCCGAGCGCACTGAGCGCGGCGGCAAGAGCCGGCAGGAGAGCCCCTGCCGTACCGACATCGTAGTTGCCCGGCACGTCGGCGGTCCACGGGTCGCCGGCGATACCGGCCGCTGTGAGAGCGGCGCCCGTGCTGCCTGCGACGTTGTGCGTGTCAAGCGACTCATCCCACACTGCCTGCGTCACGTCATCGGCGCTGGGGAGCGCGTTGACGCTGGCCTGACTGGCGGCCGATTTGGCGGCGTCATAGCTGCCGTGCAGGGTGAACCCCGCCTTGTCCGTCAGCGAGCGCACAGCGGCGCTCCAGACGGCTGTAGCGGCGTCTGACGCGAGCGTGCCGAAGCTGGTCAGCGTGCGCGCACCGGCGGCCCAGACTGCGGTGGCTACGTCGGCCGCTGTCGGGACATCACCCTTGGCTGCTGGAACGGCGGGCAGGTTGTCCGTCTTCGCCTTGATGGCGGTCACGTCGTCCGCGTTCGACGGCGTCGGCGTGAAGGCGAACGCGCTCAGCGTGCGCACCGCCGCGCCCCAGACCGCCGTCGCG